ATGTGCGGAGGGTTCAACATCACCGGGGTGTAACGGTCGGTGATCGTTCATGCCTAGTCCTGACCCGCTGGCGAGAGGTCAGCGGGGTGTGCGGCGAGATGTCGCAGGGAGTTGATCGTATGGCATCACATGGAGGTGCCCGGAATCGCTCGGGGCCGAAGCCCGTCGAGACGTCGGGGCGGTCGGAGCGTCGTGGCTACTCGCTGAAGGCGCTGCCAGCTGAGGGCTACTCGGGTCCGGTGCCTGATTGGCCGCTGGCTAAGCGGGTCGTCTACCGGTGGGAGTACGACGAGAAGCGCCGTTTCCAGGTGCCGGATGACGAGGCTACGGCTGCGGTGGCTGAGCGCGAGCGTGAGATGTGGGAGTGGGCGTGGCGCACTCCGCAGGCTTGTGCGTGGTCGATGCCGTCGGAGCGGTGGCGTATCCCGATCATCGCGATGTGGGTGCGGACGTTTGTGATCTGTGAGTCGTCGGATGCGACGGCTGCGGATAAGAACAGTTTGCATCGGTTCGCGGATCAGATCGGGTTGACGACGGCTGGCCTGGCTGAGATGGGCTGGAAGGTCGCTGCGGATGAGGTGTCGGAGCGGCGCGAGGAGTCGGGGCAGGAGCGTCGGCGCTTGTCGTCGCGTGATCGAGTGAAGATCGTCGGTGGCCGTGGATGAGCTGGCGATTGACTTCGATCCTCGGCACACGCTCGGTTTTCTAGCCGCTGACTGGATCGAGGCGCACTGCACGGTTCCTGGTGGTGTGTTCGAGGGTGAGCCGCTGACGTTCCGTGGGTGGCAGTTGAACGTCACGGTGAATCACTATCGGGTGCGCCCGGATGCGGTGGCTGATCCGCGCAGGTTGTCCGCGCCGTTCTACTACCGCCGTTCGGTGATCGTGGGTCCGCAGAAGTGCGGCAAGTCGCCGCTTGGCGCGGGGTGGATCACGTTCGAGGCGGTTGGCCCGTCGCTGTTCGCCGGTTGGGCGAGGGGCGGCGAGGTGTATCGCTGCGAGGATCACGGGTGCGGCTGCGGCTGGGAGTACGAGTATCAGCCGGGTGAGGCGATGGGCGTTCCGCGCCGTAAGTCGCTGATCGGGCTTTTGGCGTATGCGGAGACGCAGACCCAGAACGTGTATGAGCCGCTTCAGACGATGATCTTCAGTGGCCCGCTGCAGGAGATCATGAAGGTGCGCGAGGGCTTCATCCGGTTGCCGAACCGGGGGAAGATCGTCCCGCTGACGTCTAAGGCGCAGTCGAAGTTGGGTCAGCCGCTGACGTTCGGTTTGGCGGATGAGTCGGGCCTGTACACGAAGGAGAACGGGGTTCTCGACACGTGGCAGACGATGCGGCGCGGTATCGCGGGTATGCAGGGTCGTACGGTGGAGCTGACGAACCCTTGGGACCCGTTGGAGAATTCGGCTGCGCAGCGCGCTTTTGAGTCGACCCGGAAAGACATTTTCCGCTACTACCGTAGGCCGCCGGCGGATCTGAGCTACTCGAACAAGCGGGAGCGACGAAAGATCCACGAGTTCGTGTATGCGGATTCGCCGTGGGTCGATGTGTCGTCGATCGACGCTGAGGCTGCGGAGCTGATGGAGACCGATCCGGCGCAGGCTGAGCGGTTCTTCGGAAACCGGATTGTTCAGGGGCTCGGTTCGTTTATCCCTGAGGGCCTGTGGGACAAGCACATGGAGCCTCGGGAGGTGCCGGACGGCACCGAGGTGTGTCTCGGTTTTGACGGGTCGGAGTCGAACGACTGGACGGCGATCCGGTTGTGCACCTACGAGGGGTACCGGTTCACGCCGACGTATGGGCCGGACCGGAGGCCGACGATCTGGCGGCCGCAGGACTGGGGCGGTTCGATTCCGCGCGGTGAGGTGAACGCGGCGGTTGATGAGCTGGCTCGCCGGTATCGGATTCGGCTGGCGTTCTGTGACCCGCGGGATTGGCAGTCGGAGATCGGCGACTGGGCGTTGCGCTACGGGGATGAGGTTTTCCTTGAGTGGGCGACGTACCGGCTCGCGCACATGCATGACGCGTTGAACCGCTACATCACCGACCTGGCGTCGGGGCGGTTGTCGCACGATGACTGCGAGTTGACCGAGGCGGCCGCCCGTAACGCGCGGAAGGTCGCGAAGCCGAGCGGCCGCTTCATCCTCGGTAAGCCGGCTGACCATCTGAAGATTGACCCTTTGATGGCTGACGTGCTCGCGGTGGAGGCTGCCGCGACTGCGCGTGAGGCCGGTTGGGACCCAACTATGTCGTTCACCGTCGTCTACACGTCGTCGTCTACGCGGAGGGGGTGATCTGGGATGCCTCGTTTGAACGCTGAGCAGGCCGCCCAGATCACCAATGAACTCACGAAGAGGCTCAACGAACGCCGCCCGAAGATCCAGAAGCGGATTGACTACCTGACTGGCGAGTGCGGTCGGCTGGTGTTCGCTTCGGAGGAGTTCAGCAAGCACTTCGCGGACCGTTACGAGCACTTCTCCGACAACTGGTGCGAGCCTGTGGTGCAAGCGGCCGCCGAGCGCATCAACCTGAAGGGTATCCGGTTGTCTGGCTCGGATGAGGCCGACCCGGACCTGCACCGGGTGATGATGGAGAACGANTACGANACCGGCTTCTCTGAGGCGGTCACGCTGACGCTGGCGGCGTCGCGGTCGTTCGCGCTGGTGTGGGGTAGCGAGGATGATCCGGACACGCCGTCGGTGACGTTCGAGCACCCGTCGCAGGCGATCGTTGCCTACGAGCCGGGCACCCGGAAGCGTCGCTACGGCCTGAAGTTTTGGATCGACGTCGACGAGGGCCTTGACTACGCGACGCTGTACACGCCCGATGAGGTGTGGAAGTGGCAGCGCCCACGGTCGAAGGTGCGCACCGCCTCGACGAGTATTCAGCTCAGCGGTTGGGAGCCGCGCGAGGTTCGTAATGAGCCGTGGCCGTTGAAGAACCCGATGGGTGTCGTCCCGCTGGTGGAGATGCCGAACCGGACGCTCCTCAACGAGGAGCCGATGTCGGACCTCGACGGCGTGATGCACATGCAGGATGCCGTCAACCTGGCGTGGGCGTATTTGTTCAACGACCTGGACTACATGTCGTTGCCGCAGCGGATCGTCAACGGCGGCGAGGTGCCGAAGATCCCGATCCTGGACAAGGACGGCAAGCCGACCGGGCAGTATCAGGTCGTTGATCTGAACGAGTTCATCAAGAACCGTATCTTGTGGATTCAGTCTCGGCCGGGCCAGGACGTTAAAACGGACCAGTGGTCGGCGGCTGACGGGCGGGCGTTCCTCGATGTGGTTGAGCGGGCCGTGGAGCACATCGCGGCCCAGACGAGGACGCCTCCGCACTACCTGATCGCGAAGATGGTCAACACGGCGGCTGACGCGTTGACGGTCGCCGAGGCTGGTCTCGTGTCCCGGTGCGGTGAGCGCGCTACCTACATGACTCCGGGCGCTCGGGAGATTTACCGCTTGATCTGTCTCGCGCAGGGTGACGAGGAGAAGGCCAAGCTGGTCCGTTCGGGGTCGCTGATCTGGGGCGACATGCAGTATCGCTCGGAGGCGCAGCGGGCCGACGCGCTGTATAAGAAGCGCCAGATGGGTTACCCGCTGGAGCTGATCTTGGAGATGGACGGCTTCGATCCGGCGGACATTCCGCGGATCATGGAGATGGTCGAGCGGGAGAAGCGCGACTCCCAGCTGGAGGAAGTGACTCGCGCGCTGGCGATGCGTGACGCGATGGGCGAACCGCAGGGTTCGGACGATAACGGCGACGAAGATGCTGCCGGGGACTCTTCGGAGCGTTGATCGCCACTACCGCGCCATGCAGGCGGTGCAGGCGGCGGCGCTGTTGGCGATGCGGCGGGCGTGGAGTCGGGTTGATCCGGACGATATTGGCCGGTCGTGGGCTATCCAGTCGATCGCGGCGGCGGCGGTGTTCTCCGGCTATCAGGCGGCGGCTGCGGAGCGGGGTGCCGACTACATCGGCGACGCGCTCGCTGAGCAGGGGATCGATGTCGACCCGGTGGGCGACGTCAACACGGAGGCGTTCGCCGGGGTGGCGTCGGACGGAAGGCCGCTGGCTGGGTTGCTGTATGCGCCTGCCACGGTGGCGCTGACGCGTATCCGGTCGGGGCTCGCGCCGGCGGCTGCGTTGCGGTCGGCGCGGAACAACCTGGATCGGATCGTCCGCACGCAGATCGCGGACGCTGGCCGTGGTGCGGCGAGTGTGGGCATCGCGGCCCGTCCGGGTGTCGGGTATGTGCGGATGTTGAATCCGCCGTCGTGCGTGGTGTGTGTGCAGCTGGCGGGCCGGTACTACCGCTACAACGACGGGTTCCAGCGGCACCCGAAGTGCGACTGTGTGCACGTTCCCGCGCGGGAGGCGGGGGCGGCGGATTTGACGACGGACCCGAAAGCGTATTTCGACTCGCTGAGCCCTGAGGAGCAGGACGAGTTGATGGGCGCGGAGGCGGCGCAGGCGGTTCGGGATGGCGCGGATTTCAATAGGGTGGTGAACGCGCGTCGCGGCGCGACCGGGGTTGGAACCACCACCGAAGGTGTTACGCGTGTCGGCGCGGGCCGGCTGATGCCGGATGAGATCTATCGGCGCGCGCGTAGCCGTGATGAGGCGTTGAGCTTGCTCCGCCAGTACGGCTACCTGATTTAGACGTCCCGGCTGCGAGATGCGGCTGGGTTGGCTCCGAGATGGAGAAGCAATGGAACAGGAAACCAACAACACCCCTGGCCACGTGGAGAACAACGAGCAGGCGGCGGGAGCGCCGTCGGACAAGCAGTCTCCTCCGTGGGGCGATGCGGCGAATTTCGACCCTGAGAAGGCGTGGAATTTGATCCAAAACCTTCGCAAGGAGAAGGGCATCCCCGTTGAGGAGTTCGAGAAGGAGCGGAAGGCGCGAGAGGCGCTGGAAGAGAAGTTCTCAAAGCTTGGCGAGGCGCTCGGTGTGTCGCAGCCCGATGAGGGCAAGACCGACGTGGAGCAGCTCACGGAGCGGCTGACTGCTTTCGAGCAGCAGCTTGCGCAGGAGCGGCTCGCTCGGTGGCGCGCCGAGATTGCTCACGAGAAGGGCCTCACCCCCGCCCAGGCGGAGCGTCTTCGTGGTGAGACGCGCGAGGAGCTGGCGGCCGATGCCGATGAGCTCCTTTCGTTGTTCCCCTCTGCCGCAGAACCGCCGCGGCGGTTTGAGGGCGGCGCAGACGGTGGCCCTCGGGGTTCTCAGAAGGTCGACCTCGATGAGCTGATTCGCGAGGCGGAGGCCAGCGGCGACAAGGAGCTGGCGATCCGCCTGAAGACGGCGAAGCTGCTCGAGGCGAAGAAACCCTGACCGGTCACCGGCCAGGATCTAGCGAGTAGAGAGGAACGGTCTCATGGCCGGAATTACTGGGTTGGGCACTACGTTCAACCTGCCCAACTATGTTGGGGAGCTGTTCGCTGCTTCCCCGACCGACACTCCGCTGCTGTCTGCCATTGGTGGGCTGACCGGCGGGGAGCGGGCCGACGGAGTGATCTTCCAGTGGCAGGGCTACGACCTGCGGGACGCTTCCGCTAGCCGTCAGCGCACTGAGGGCGCGGACGCCCCGACCCGCGAAGCGCGCGTGAGGTTCAACGTCCACAACGTGGTGGAGATCCACCAGGAAGCGGTCGCGATCAGCTACACCAAGCAGGCCGCGACGGGCCAGTTCAGCTCGACTGGCTCGACCCACGCTGGTGCGGTGGGTCTGCGTGGCGACAACCCGGTGCTGGACGAGGCGTCCTGGCAGATTGACCAGCACCTCAAGCAGGTTGCGCGTGACATCGAGATCTCGTTCATCCAGGGCCAGTTCCAGAACCCGAGCGACAACAGCAGCCCGCGCAAGACCCGCGGCCTGCTGGAGGCGATCACAACCAACGCGGTGGACGCGCAGGGCGAGAAGCTGTCCCGCGACCTGGTGCTGGACCTGATGCAGCAGGTCTGGGAGAACGGCGGTATCGCGGAGGGTGAGACGGCGACGCTGATCGTCAACGCCACCCAGAAGCGGCGGCTGACCGACATCTTCGTGAACGAAAAGTACACGGAGGGAAGCCGAAACGTCGGCGGTGTCAACGTCCGCACGATCGAGACCGACTTCGGAACGGTCAACGTCATGCTGAACCGCTACGTGCCGTCCGACACCCTGATCGTGTGCTCGCTGGAGCAGCTGGCCCCGGTGTTCCTGGAGATCCCCGGTAAGGGGTTCCTGTTCGTGGAGCCGCTGGCCAAGACCGGCGCGAAGGACGAGTGGCAGCTGTACGGCGAGGTCGGCCTCAAGTACGGCAACGAGAAGGCTCACGGCAAGCTGACGAACTTGGCCACGACTCTGGACAGCTCCGACAGCTCGGAAGCCTGATAGTTCCCCCTGTTCCCCCGCCGCCTGGAGGTGAGGTGTCCACATGAAACCGCTCGCCACGGTCGCCGACCTCCAGGCGCGGGGGATTTCGGGCGACGACGTGAAACTGCACGCGTTCCTTGAGGCCGCGTCGTCGTCGGTGCGCCACGCCGCGCACCACCCGATCTCCCGCGAGACTGCGACGATCTCCCTCCCGGCGACATCTTCTCCGTGGCTGATGCTGCCCACCTTGGTGGTGTCGGTCGAGAGGGTGGAGCTGGACGGCGAGGAGATCACCGACTGGAAGCTGATCCGATCCAGGGGGTGCCTGTGGCGGCCCGCCGGCTGGGTGACGTGCACACCGGCCGACTGGGATGTCACGCTCACCGCCGGATACGAGGAGGTTCCGGCGGACATCGTGGACCTTGTGTGTTCGATGGTCGGCTACGCAATGGCCGAGGCCGAGGGCGGCGGCTATGCGCGTCGCAGCGACTTGATTTCGTTCCGCATCGACGATATGTCGGAGCAGTACGCGACGCCGAATTCGAACACGAAGGCCGGTCCGATGGAGCTGCCGGAGGCCACAAAGGCTGATCTTCGGGCTCGGTTCGGTGGCGGCGCCGCTGTTGTGAGGATGCGATGAATATCTTCGCGGCGTTGGCGCGGGGCCGTAGGCGCGCCGAGGCGCTGATGATCGATACCTGCCGTGTGTATCGGCCGTCTGACGAGGTGGTGACCGACCCGGTGACGGGCGAGGTGACAGCCGTGCAGGAGTCGGTCTATGTCGGCAAGTGCAAGATCCAGGCGCAGCGGATGCAGTTCCCCGAGTATCTGGAGGCCGGGGAGCATCGGTATGTGTCAGCGCCGACCGAGGTGCATTTCCCTGTCGACACGGCCGACATCAAAGCCCGCGACATCATCGAGATCACCGATTCGTATGACCCGAACAATATCGGCCGGAAGTTCATCGTGCAGACGGATGACCGGAAGTCACTCCAGACGGCGGTCCGCGTGATCGTTAAGGAGTACCTGGCATGAGTGACGCTGACCGTCTGGCCAACGATCTTGCCGCCGCGCCCCTCAAGGCTGTGCCGCTGGTGGCTGCGGTGGTGAAGAAGGCCGCGCAGAACGTCAAGGACCACATGGTGAACGAGGCCAGGTCCAACGGCACCTACAAGCATTTTCACCGCTCTATCTCCTATGACGTTCGTCTTGGGTTCGGCGGTATTGAGGCGGAGATCGGCCCGGACAAGGACCGCACGCAGGGCGCGCTCGGGAACGTGCTGTATTTCGGCACCTCGAAGAACGCCCCGGTGCTGGACATCAACTCGGGACTGCGCGCCGAGGAAGAGGCGTTCGCCGAAAACCTGGCTGACGCCATCGAGAGGGCGCTAGGGCTATGAGCCACTTTGATCAGGTGGTCGCCCTGCTGAGGGGGACTGGGTTCACGGTGCATGTCGGGCGGGTGCCGGACTTTCCGAAGTTCCCGTACGCGGTGCTGTGGTGGCCGGGCGCGCCTAGGCGGTCGGTCTACAACCTGCGCGGCGATTCCGGCCACGCCGAGACGGTTTTTCAGATCACCTCGGTGGGGCTGACGCTGCAGTCGGTGCAGATCGTGGCGCAGGCGATGCAGGATGCGGTCCTGGATGCGGTCGTTGAGGCCGATGGCTGGGTGTCGCATCGGATCAAGCACGCTGGGACCGTGGTCCCGATCCAGGAGGACCGCGACGTCATCGACGAGGAAACGAAGCGTCACCCGTTCTACACGGTCGACACCTACAGGCTGAGCGCCGAGGTCGACCCCGATTAAGGAGCCTACGCAGACCCGCTGCGTGGACAGTGGCGGCGATACAGCCGCCTGTAAGTAATCGCCGCTGAGAGGATTGGACTGATGGCGGACATCATCACTGATGGCAAGACAAAGGTTTCCTTTGTTGAGGAGATCGCGGACATCTCTGCCCCGACCACTGCCGAGCTGGAAGGTGGTGTGTCGCTTGAGGCTTACATGACCCCGGATGGTCTGGTGGGTTTTGAGCCTGAGACCGCTGACGTGGACGCGTCCTCGCTGAACTCGACGTTCGACACCAAGCGCGCCGGCCGCGCGAGCTTCTCGGGCACGCTGCTGCGGCTCAAGAAGCAGAGCGGCACCGACACCCCGTACGAGACCTTGCAGCGCGAGGTTGAGGGTTATGTCGTGGTTCGCCGTGGCCTGGACGCGAACGCCGCTTGGGCCAATGGGCAGGAGGTCGAGGTGTACCCGGTCCAGTGCGGTCAGACTCGGATGCTTCCTCCGGAGCCGAACACTATGCAGCGCTACGAGGTTCCCGTCAAGATCCACACCGAGCCGGAGCTGCGCGCGGTCGTCGGCGGCGCGTCTTCGTCCAACTGATCCCCCTGACCTCGGTCGCCGCCAGTTTTCCCCTCGACGTACTGGCGGCGGCCGAGCCTTCTTTTCCGTGTCACGTCGAGGGGTAAAACGTCGAGGAGTTCCCGTGGAGAAGCTGGACATCGCCAAGGTCCGTGAGATGATCAAGAAGGCGCACCGTCCTGAGACGGTGGTGCGTCTCTGCTTGCGGGGTGACCTGCAGGCTGAGCTTGAGATGCTCGAGCAGCAGTTGCGGTCTGTCCCCAAGGAACCGTCCTCGCTGGCGGACTCGGGCCAGGCGCAGGGCGTGGAGATCATCGAGCGGATGAGAGAGGTCGCCGAGCAGATGGAGGCGGAAAAGATTCCCGTCCGTCTGCGGGCGTTCGAGCGGCGCGAGTGGTACAAGCTGGTCGAGGCGCACCCTCCGCGCAAGGATGATGTGAACGACCGCCAGCTGGGGGTCAACCGCGAGACGTTCTTTGATGAGGCGATCACCAAGGCGTGGATGTCGCCTGAGCTGGAGCCGAGCGAGATCAAGGAATTGTTGGACTTGCTGACCTCGGCCCAGTTCCAGAAGCTCCAGGAGGCCGTGTGGAACCTCAACAGGAGCGATGTTGATGTCCCTTTCTCGCCGAGCGTCTTGCGGACCACGACGAACTCAGAGAGGAAGTCGCGGCGGCGACGCGAGTAGGGGTGTCGTTCAAGCGGTGGAACGGTTGGGAGCCAGCCGAGATCACCGAGTACGAGTATGACGATCAGGGCAGAGTGGTCCGCACGATCACGCGCCGCGAGCCCGAGTGGGATGACGAGTCCCGCGCGCACGTCATGGCGTTGTTGCAGTACGAGCGCAACATCTGCAAGGGGTGCGGTGGTTGGCTACCGGAGACGACCGACCCGGAGAACGAGGGGAAGTACACCTCGAAGGGCGGCATAAGGTGCCACCGCTGCGAGGTGCTTCATCTGGCGTCTAAGGACGCGGAGCCTTCTCACGTGGCGTGGGTGGTTGAGCGGAGGAAATGATCGACTTGACCGCGAGCCAAAGCACCACCAGGCCAAGCCCGACCCACAGTGCGACGGGGCGTGGGGTCGGGTCGCCTGGTGAGTGGTTGATCTCCGCGAGGATGAACACTCCCAGGCCCATCAGGGTCACCGCTGCGGCCACGTAGCCGAGCACAGTCACATACGGCGTCTTCATGTCTGCTCTCCTTCGACTTGCCTGTTTAGTCGGGTTGATCTAGCGCTGCGTTACCGGATCGGAGGTTTCCGGGTGGCTAATCGCACTGTCTCTGTGAAGCTTCAGGCCGACACGGCGAGCTTCATTGCTGGCTTGCGGTCTACCTCGATGGCCACGAAGCAGTGGGCTAAGGAGATTGCAGACGCCGAGGGCAAGCAACGGGCCACGTTCGACGCGGCCGGCCGTGGGCTTATGGCGATGGGCACGGCTGCTCTCGCGGGTGTTGGCATGGCCACGAAGGCCGCGATCGAGTGGGAGTCGGCGTTCGCTGGTGTCGCGAAGACGGTGGACGGCACCGCTGGCCAGATGGCCGAGCTTGAGGGTCAACTGCGCGACCTGGCGACGTCTTTGCCCGCGTCGCATGAGCAGATCGCCGCTGTTGCGGAGGCGGCGGGCCAGCTGGGTATCGCCCGTGATGATGTCGTTGACTTCACGAAGACGGCGATCGCCCTGGGCGAGACGACGAACCTGTCCGCCGAGGAGGCGGCGACTGCCATTGCTCGGCTGGCGAACGTCATGGGTTCGGCGATCTCCGATGTGGATCGGTACGGCTCGACTATTGTTGATCTGGGCAACAAGAGCGCCACCACTGAATCTGAGATCATCGAAATGGCGCAGCGCATCGCTGGTGCCGGTAATCAGATCGGCATGGCCGAGTCCGATGTGTTGGGCTTGTCGGCTGCGCTGTCGTCGGTGGGCATCAACGCTGAGGCCGGTGGTTCGTCGATCTCCACCGCCATGATCAAGATCGCGACGGCGGTCAACGATGGCGGCGACGCGCTGGACGGGTTCGCCGAGGTCGCTGGCATGTCCAGCGCCCAGTTTGCGAAGCTGTTCAAGGAGGACGCGGCCGAGGCCTTGACTTTGTTCGTTGAGGGCCTGAACAGGATGCAGCAGTCCGGCGAAGACGTGTTCGCCGTCCTGCGCGATCTGGGGCTGTCGGAGATCCGCACCCGTGACGCGATGCTGCGCCTGGCTGGTGCCGGCGACCTGCTGCGCAAGTCGTTGGACACTGGCGCCCAGGCGTGGCGGGAGAACACGGCGCTCACCGATGAGGCCGAGAAGCGCTACGCGACCACCGCGTCCAAGATCCAGGTTGCCTGGAACAGCATCAAGGATGTCGCGATCGACGTCGGCGCGGCCATCGCCCCACTGTTTGGCCTGCTGGCCGACGGCGCGGCGTTGGTGGGTGACGCGCTCAATCTCATTCCTGGCCCGCTCAAGAGCGCCTTGGGGCTGCTCGGCGGTTTCGCTGGTGTCGCGGCGATGGCTGGTGGCGCGTTCCTGCTGTTCGCGCCCCGTATCGTGGAGACGTCGCGGGCGCTGCGCGAGCTGGACATCCGCGGGAGGCTGGCTAGCGGGCGACTGGGGAGCCTGACTCGTGGCGCGCTGAAGGTGTCCGGAGCTTTCGCTGCGCTGAGCGTCATCGGCTCCATCGTCGACTCGGCGTTCGGTGGCCCGGTCCAGGTGAAGATGGATCACTTCTCCGACAGCCTCGCCCGGTGGGGCGAGACCGGAAAGCTGGCGGGCGAGGCGGCGCGAGTCTTCGGGGATGACCTGGG